TATAATAAAGAGTGGGGTGATGCAGACGATAGAAAGTATGTTGTAAAGAAGTTTCTTATTAAAAAAGAAAAACATTTAAAATTCATAACTCACGATAAAGATGAAGTAGAAATACAAAGTCCTAATGGATTAAACTATAGGATTACAACGAGATGAAAACAGTTTTAGTACTATATATTATACTAGCTGCATTAGGTTATACAATAAGTGTTCCACCTAGTGAAAGAGAGATAGATATGAAGGATTGTGAAATTTGGAAATATGATGATCCTGAAATATTAGAGTGGTGTTTGGACAACCCTACACCAGAAATTAGAGATATGGAATGAACCAACTACTTATAGGAATAATACTAGTTATGGGTGGCTTAGGCTACTTTATCTATATTGAAAATGAGAATTTAAAAGCTGAGAATGCTGCTTATGTATTAAGAGATTCAGAGCAGGACGCAGCTATCGCCCAACTACAGGGTGACTTAGAACTTCAAGGTGAAGGACTAAAAGAAATGCAAGCCAGAAATGCAGAAATACAGAGTGAGATGAATCGATATCTAGATATATTTAAAAGACACAATCTCACAAACTTAGCCAGAGCAAAACCTGGACTAATTGAACCAAGAGCAAACAAAGCTACAAAGGAGGTGTTTAATGGAATTGAAGAAGATAGTCGGAATATTGACAGTCTCGATAATGATATCCAGTTGCAGCCTGCTCCCTAAACAACCACAAGAAGTAAAGGTTGTAACTAAATCTATCGAAAGAAAGATTATTCAACCAATAATGCCTAGGGAAATAGACTTAAAAGATCCATATTGGTATGTAGTTTCAGATAAAAATATTGACGAATTTCTAGCACGAATAGAGAAGGATCAAGGTCAAGTAGTGTTTTTTGCAATGTCAGTTCCAGACTACGAACTAATGGCATATAATATGCAAGAATTAAAAAGATATATAAATGAATTAAAAGAGGTGGTAGTTTATTACAGAAAAGTAACTATATCACCTAAAAAAGATGACGAATCATAAAAAAAGACTACAGATATGTGAGCGTTGTCAGTATCTAACAGCTTTTAAAGTGTGTAAAGTCTGCAAGTGCTTTATGCCACTTAAAGTTAGAGCATCAAGGGCTAAATGCCCAAAGAACTTGTGGGAGAAAAGTTATGATGGACAAAATAATGGCAGTCAAAGACTGGGTAATGGCTAGATTAGCCGAGAGAACCTCGTGGGACGGAATAACAATTATTGGTGGTAGTGTACTAATTTTAATGGGTGCACCTATTATTGAGATGTTAGCTTGGCCTGCATTAATTTGGGGGGTTTATACGTTAATTAAGGAGCAGTTATAATGCCTTATCATTACGGAAAACCTAAAAAAGGTAAAAAGAAAAAGCGCGGTAAAAAGCGGAAGAAGATGAAGCATCATGGCTGCTAGAAGAAAGAGAAGAACTAGTAGAAGAAAAAAGGCTTCAACTAAAAAGAGAAATATACCTACTAATAAAAAGTTGTATGCAAGAGTAAAAGCAAAAACCAAAAGAAAGTTTGCTGTTTATCCGAGTGCATATGCTAATGCTTATCTTGTACGAGAGTACAAGAAAGCTGGCGGGAGATATCGTCGTGGCTAAAAAATTAACCAAAAGACAAACAAATACTCTTAGAAGGCATAGTCGTCATCATACTAAAAAACATATGAAGTTTATGAGAGCACAAATGAGAAAAGGTAAAACTTTTACTCAGGCTCATAGACTTGCTATGAAAAAAGTTGGACGATAATGGCTAGAGGAGGATTAGGTAAATGGTTTGGTGAGCGTTGGGTTGACCTTGGGAGACCTAAAAAAGGTGGCGGTTATCATAAATGTGGAAGACGCAAAGCTAAAAAGAGCAGAAAAGGATACCCCAAGTGTGTTCCCGCAGCAAAAGCTGCATCAATGACTAAGGCTCAAATAAAATCAGCTATTCGAAGAAAAAGATCTAAAAAGCAGGGCGTACGCGGAAAACCAACTAATGTGAAGACTATCGCCAGGCGGGGCAGACGAAAAAGAACAGTTCGTCGCAGGAGAAGATAACATGGCTTTGACAGCAAAACAGAAAAAATTACCAAAAGCATTACAAAAAGCAATTCTTGCAAAACAAAAGAAAGGCAAAGGCAAGAAAAAAGGAATGAAAAATGGTAAGAAAAAAGCGCGGAGGCGGTAGGAGAAAGAAAGACTCCAGAATTAAAAGAGCTGGAGTATCTGGATATAATAAACCTAAACGCACTCCTAATCATAAAACTAAGTCACACATAGTTGTGGCAAAAGTTGGTAGCAGAATTAAAACAATTCGTTTCGGACAGAAAGGAGCCAAAACAGCAGGTAAACCTAAAGCTGGAGAGTCTCGAAGAATGAAGATGAAACGCAGAAGTTTTAAAGCAAGACACGCTAAAAATATTGCGAAAGGCAAAATGTCAGCCGCATATTGGGCGAATAAAGTAAAATGGTAAGGTACTTAGCTTTAGCACTACTAATAGTAGCAGTAGCTTTTTGTGAGCCTGCTTCTGCAAGTCCTTACAAAGACGTAAAAAATTACGTAGGAGATAATAATGTCACTAAAATTTTTAGGATCAGAAGCAGCTTGTGGAACAAGTGTGGGGGCAGCCTCAACTTTTCTAAATGCTATGGACGTTAGACTAGTAAACGACGGTTCTACCAATAGGTTAGTTACTGTTGCTAATTCTGCTGACACAACATTAGCAACATTTACACTAGCAGCTGGAGAAGTATCTATAATTAGAAAAAATCCTGATGATCAAATTTTTGCAGCACACGCCGAAGTTAAAGGCGCACCTGTAGTTACAGAGAACTAATGGAACCAAATAGAGAGAATGGTGTATGGCTTGATGAGCTTGCTGCTTTATGTATTACTACTTTAAGTAAAATAAATAGTAAACAGCATCAAGTGGGAGAAATTAGTCAGAATGATTCAGTACTTAGAGAGATATGTCTTGGGTACTTGTATATGCTGACTGTATGTAATGAGGAAGGAGTAATTCCTGAATCAATTTTATCAAATAACTTAAATAAAAATATAACAATACACTAATGTTAGATATAAGCAGGAAAGACATACTACGAGATAGTATAATGGATTTTGATGCAGCTTCACGCTTCATCAAGTTGCCTATATCTGAATACTTAAACCTTTTAGGTACTACACCAAACTCAGCTCAGGTAGCATTAATCAATGCTATTAACAACCCAAAGTATAGATTTGTATGTGCCGCTCTTTCTAGACGGCAGGGAAAAACTTATATAACTAATGTCATCGGACAGCTAGTTTCACTCGTGCCAAACTCTCACATTTTAATAATGTCACCAAACTATGCTTTATCTCAGATATCATTTGATTTACAAAGACAACTAATTAAACACTTTGATCTAGAGGTTGTAAGAGATAATGCAAAAGATAAAGTAATAGAACTATCTAATGGTTCTACAATTAGAATGGGGTCTGTTAATCAAGTAGATTCTACCGTTGGTAGATCATACGACTTGATTATATTTGATGAGGCTGCATTGGCAGATGGTAAAGACGCTTTCAATGTAGCCTTACGTCCCACCCTAGATAAAGAACTAAGTAAAGCAGTATTTATTTCTACTCCTCGAGGTAGGAATAACTGGTTTGCAGACTTTTATCATAGAGGGTATAGCGATGAGTTTCAAGATTGGTGTGCAATTAGAGCTACATACCATGAGAATCCAAGAGTATCAGAAGAAGATATAGCAGAAGCTAAGAAAGCAATGTCTTCAGCAGAGTTTGCTCAAGAATATCTTGCTGACTTTAATACTTACGAAGGTCAGATTTGGAACTTTAATTTTGAAACCTGTGTTCAAGACCTTTCCCAGTTAGATACTAGTAAAATGGATGTATTTGCGGGTCTTGATGTAGGATACAAAGACCCAACAGCTTTATGTGTAATAGGATATCATTGGGACGAACAAAAATTCTATCTTCTAGATGAATACTTAGATGCTGAAAAAACTACTGAACAGCATGCTGCTGAAATAAGAAAAAGAATCACTAAATATGATATTGATTGGATTTATATAGATTCAGCGGCACAACAAACTCGCTATGACTTTGCACAAAATTATGATATTTCAACTATAAATGCTAAAAAATCTGTGCTAGATGGCATAGGGCAGGTAGCAGGAATTATAGATAACGATTTACTACTAGTAGACCAAAAATGCAGACATACTCTCGAAGCAGTTGACCAGTATCAATGGGACAACAATCCAAACTTAATGAAAGAGCGCCCCAAACATAATATGGCAAGTCACATGGCAGATGCGCTTAGATATGCGCTGTATACTTTTGAGACAACTGCGAGTACTTTTTAAGGTTTAGACCTACCAAAAAATTATTCTTGACAACAAGGTAAATTTTTGGTATAATTTTTAATAAATAGGAAATTATGAATTTAAAAAGAGATTTAGTCAAGTACGTCAGAGACAAAGCGAAATCAGGTTATAAAAAAGAGACTGAATGCTACATCTGTGGGGATACAGAGAGACTGGAGTTTCACCACTTCTTTGGAATGACTGAGTTATTAGAAACTTGGTTAA